AGGCCTCGCGCCTCCTGCGTCATATAAACCCCGGAGTAATCTTGGGTCTTAAAGATGCCAGCCAATGCCCCTAACGGGACCTTGATAAATATTAAGTTTATCATCAAGTAAGGTATCATCTCCACTTATTCCACTGAACTAATGCTGTATTGCATATGCAAAAGCAAATTCAAGGAACTTGCCATGGTAAACCATGGAATTAAGGGAGGATCGGCTGCTCTCTTGCGAGAACAACTGCAGTCGTTAGATTACGTTTAAACGCGTAATCCTTCCGAAAGCTTACGGGTCACCCTTGATAGTAGCCTAGTGATGCACCAAGGCCTCTTAACAAAGGACAATGATGGATCTCTGATACTCCGATGGCTAAATTGCCTGAATATTGGCAATCATTTAAATAAAAATAATTATGAATTTCTCACAACTATTTATATCTAAACGGCTAAGACTATCTAAAAAAGTGTGAATAACTCGTAATGAGTTTAAACACTATTTTAATATAGTCATGTGAGCTACAAACGTAAAGGACGATGTTGAATCATACCGAGTTTTAGCTTCTAGAATCCTACTTCTAGTTAAAAGAAGTGGGTGGGACTTTACATTTCTCTATTTAAAGGAAGTGTTACGTACCGTTTCTAGATACTTAGCTGGTGTAGCAATTGACATTCCAGAAAAAGGAGTTTCAATTAAGCGAAACCACGTAGGTTTACCTACTATAATTCCTACTAAGCTCTTGAATCGTATTATGAATTTCTCAAATACGTCAGAGAGCGATAGAAGAATTGTGGTTTGTATCTTAACCTTACTATCTGTGTTCCGAGTGTTCCCGACTAAGCCTAAAGTATCTCTAAAGTCTATTGTAGAACCATTTAATGGTACAGTGGAAACACTGTCTTTAGAAGAAATACGTAAAGCTTTGAAGGATTTACACGTACGGAATCCTGTCTTAAAAAGACCCCAGTTTCTCAAGTTAGAAACAAGTTCTCCAAACTGTAGAAAATCTACATGAGGAGCTCACGTCGATGCCTTAGCGTTTTATAACCCTAAGGCCTTATACCATTTAATCAGTTTTAACGGATTAAATCGTATTACGTGTTGATGCTTGCTTCTTTTGGTAGCCGGAGCTTTGCCCTACTTCATTCTATGAATGAGTGGGACTCTTTCTAAGATCAGACTTGGAAAATTGAGTGTAGTGTATGATCAGGCCGGTAAGGCCCGTGTAATAGCAGTAGTTAACTACTGGTTACAGATCACTCTATACCCTCTTCACCAAGCTTTGTTTACAATACTCGAACAACTTAAAGATTGTGATGGTACTTTTGACCAAGATGGTGTATTAGATAATTTTATTAATAAATCTAATTCCTCTAAGTCAGAAACCTATCATTCTTTTGATTTGTCCGCTGCAACTGATCGGATTCCTATTAGATTACAGAAAGACATCCTAAATACCCTATATCCTTCTCTTGGTACCAAATGAGCTAATTTATTAGACATCAGTTGGTACTGGCAAGAAAGGAATTCGGAGTATAAGTATTCTGTGGGTCAACCCATGGGAGCTTATAGCTCATGGGCTATGCTAGCTTTGACTCATCACGTACTTGTACGTGTTGCTGCTCAACGTTGCGGAGTCCAGCGTTTCAAAGACTATATCGTATTGGGTGATGACATTGTTATTAAAAATGACAATGTCGCGTCCGAATACCTGTTTTTGATGAAATGCCTGGGTGTTAAGATTAACTTAAGTAAATCTATAATTTCCAGTCGTTTTTGCGAATTTGCAAAACGTTGGAAAGGACCAGGGTATGAACTTACTCCAATTGGGCCAGGACTTGTCCTGCGCTTAGTTAGAAGTAAATATTACCTTAATATCTTTGTAATGGCACTCTTAAGATTGAGATTACTCACTTCTTTATATGACATTCGAGATCTACTCAAAAGAAGAGAGATCCATACTATGGACTACTCTTCTAATGAGTTAGTTTTGTGGACTAGCCTTGGTTTAAGTGGTATACTGCATAAGAGTTTTTCTCATGACACATCATTAGATGAGTCAATCGAAAAATGTTTCTCCTATGTAGGATTATACACACCGAGCTCTGTCTATTATGCGCTGGGAGCTTTAAACTCCCTTCGTATAAAAGAGAAAGCGAAGGCTCTTAAGACATTCGATGAACAATTAACATGATTCAATGAAAATTGGATCAAGGTTATTGTATCAAAGAATGTGCCACATGGAATTCTCGAATTCCTACTTAAGTTATTGGGTCCTGGTTTTTGAGTTTATGCATTGAGCTTTGCTCAAGCATCTAAAGACCTTGAAGGTACCGTGCTGATTAAGCAGCCTGAAGACCTTAAGTGATCTTTTGTCTCAACTATCATCAAGGATGATGTAGCAGCCAATATTGCAAATATTGACTGGACTCAGAAAACTAAGATTAAGGAGCAATCTACACGATACAAGAACATGTGGTATTGTATTACTAATACTAACCCTAGGGCTAGTGGTAATATGCTACTCACAGAATTCGAATTCATGTAGATGAACCTATAACTCAGGAGAACTTAACACCGTTAATTCAAAGTTAACTTTAGTTTGTACTCACCGCGGCTAGCCGCGTAATACTAGGCGTAT